TCCATGTTAATAAACTCGCTAGGCGGTATTCCAGTTTCTACGGAAATCTGAGCAATGCCGTAAAGGATAGAATCCCGCTGTGTTATTTTTTTTCTTCGTCTAATACCTCGACAGTTTCTAGGCTGTCAATAAACTCTGCATTAAATAAAGGTACTTGTGCGCCAGACCTGCGCAAGCACTCCCAAGCTAACCAATAAATATGAGTTTGCTGTTCATGCTCACGCAGCATCTTGCTAATACCTGCGCCATACTTCAATTCGAAAGCGTACTCGACACCTGGTGTTATCTTGTGTTCTGTGACTTCACCAGTAGCCCTTGTAATCTTTAGCTTTGCCATTGTTACTCCTTAATTAGAACGCCACTGATGGCGATACTGTGATTGCAGAGTTTACAGTAAATGTAATGCTAGATGTAGCAATTTCGGCTACTCCAGCTGATCCGATTGGTGTTAGGTTATTTACCAGGATTGAGAATTGGTAAGTAGGGTTAGCAGCTGATACGGCTGTGCCCTTAACTGTAATAACTGATACAGATAAAGTCTTACCAAATGCATCATTTAGTGTCTGGCTGACCTCTGATGAAGCCCAGTCATTCATAAAGTCGATAGTAAATGTGCCTGATTGTAGACCTGCTACGTAGCGGTGAGCGGTGTCACCCATAGCGGTAATTTCTAGCTCATCTACGATTTGATTGATAACAGCGCTTGATACGACGTCGCTGATATCGATTGAAGGTGTAGTAGGCGCTGCGTTGGTAGCCAACTTAACGCCGACGTTGTTATTTAAGTATATTGCCATTGTTACTCCTCGTCATTCTTGTTGGTTGCTGCTTTGCCTTTTGGTTCTTCCTTTATTTGGCCTGTCTTGATTAAGAAGGCTAAATCATCTTCTCTGCTCATTTTAACTCCAGCTCGTTAGGATTGATACTGTTATTTCTGATGTTAATAAATCTCCACTTGCCGCACTTGTTATAGCTGGAGCGGAGACACTTGATATATTCATAACTAAAGATGATGCTGCTAATTTAGTTACTACTGCCACTATAAAATCTTCCATACCTTTTAGGTTGCCTTGATTGTCAAATGCTGGCACTGCCATTAATATTCTAAAATTAGCCAAAGGTAATACTGTAATGTGATCGTTATTGCTCGGCACAATGTAAGGATCGCTAGGGGTTACCACTACACTGTTTGCAAGCAAAGTCGCTGGTGGAAAACTAAATACTGACCATACACCTGCGTTAGTTAAATCTGTTGCAAGTGTGCCTCTAAGTGTTGTTATTGCAGCCATTAGCCTACCAATGATGCTGGCGCTGAATAAGGTTGGATGAGACCACGCACTCGGTTAATCAGCTGATAACCCATCCGATAAGGGCTGGCACTGATCCCATCCATACCTACCCCACCAGTCTGGCTCACTTGACGTGCTTGCCAGATATCAACGGCAAGAATCATTGCCGCTTCCCGAATGGCAGGGATCGCACTGTAATCATCTTCTTTAGTGTCTTGTCCTGATGCTTTACCACTTGGAATAATGCGATGGAATGGATCGTTTGCGTGTACCTTTGCAAACTGAATAAATGAATATCCGTTAGGCCATGAATAGTTAGTAAAAAATGACCAAAATGCTGTAGTAATACTTACAGGAATATTAATGCCAGGTATTGTGCCAGTAATTACATGCTGGCCACCATAGATATTGCCACAGCCTTCTACACTAATTGTTTGACCTTTTACAAATATACCTGGGTTTGCTAATACTAATGTGGCTACATTGTTTTCTAATCCAGCTGCCACTACTGGTGCATCGTTAAACCATAAATATTGTTTTAATAAATCTTCTGCGGTTTGACAAACTTCTTCTACTGTTGCATCGGAGTAGAGAGAACCAATTCCGAGATTCGCTCGCAATTCTGCTTTTGTAACATAAACAGCGGCCATGCTCTACTCCTTTGCTAATAGCTCTCTGGGGCTAGGGCTACTAAACCCCAGAGATTACTGATTTACTTAATTAGGCCTTTGCGTACTTGATGATTCCGTAAGGCATTTTGGCGATTGTTGCCATGAATCCGTAAATTGCTACCTGTACTTGTAGGTTTGATACTACGTTAACAGACATAAATGCCTGAGGTGAGCGATATACAGTAAATGCTTCTGGTGCAAGAATTACAGCTGATCCATCATCAAATGTGGTCGCTGAGAAGTTCTTGTCTACATATAGATCAAGTCCTAATACATTTCCACGGATTGAAGAAGGTGCAACTTGTCCAGCTGCGTTCATTGGTTGAATTGCGTTGTAAATTGGGCGACCAGTTGTATCAGTAGCACCTAGTAGCGCTTGATACTGTGCTGGGTTGCCAATGTAATTCTGTGCAAAGTAACCAGTGTTCTTGTAAATTAATGATGCTGCCTCAGATGAGTAAGCAATAATTCCATCACTGTCAGCTGTTGTAGCTGATCCGTTTGTTCCTGCTGCTAACAATGCTGTTAATGCAGCTGTATCAATAGCTGTCAAATAAGCATTTTGTAATTGCTGTGTTAGCTCTGCATAAAAGCCAGGATACCCCGCCCTTTCCAGTAGCTCAACGCTGAGCGTATTCATGCCACTGTATTTTTGGACTGTTCCTGTAAGATAGACGGACTCCATCCCGACATTAGCAACTGCACCTGCTTCTGCCTCTACAGTTACTGAAGGTGCAACACCTGTACCACCAGCTGCGCTGGTCACAAGTGAAGGGACACTTATTGTCATACCAGTATTAGGTAAAACACCTTGTGAACATGCATCGATTGTAGGAGTACCAAAACGTGTGTTTGTTACAAACTCAGTTAGGTATTGTGTTGGATTAAATGCTGGGTTGGTTGAGAATGAATCATCTGCTGCTGCAATGTACAGTTTTGACTCATCTGATCCTAGTGCAGCCTTAATTTTGTGCTCTGTGTATGAAGCCATTGATGTAATTGGCGTACGTACAGTTGTTTGAATTAATGGTGCTGTAATTACTGGGCGAGCAGCTTCTACTGTAGGAGTAGCAGCCTCTGCCTTTGCTTCTTGTGGCGCTGTTGCTAAATCTTCCACAGGAGCCTCGCTTTCTGTTGTTTGGTTTGTGTCCTCTGCTTCGTTTTCACTAGCAGCAACTTTAGTTACTTGCGCAGCGCTAAACGCTGGGCTTTCTACCAGGCTAACCTCTCTTAGTGTTGCACTGGTTACATATAAATAATCTTTTTTCTGTATAGACTTGTTTACGTCTACTCCGACAGACAGGCCGTCCACTAATTGCTCTTGTGCAAGAATTAAAGCGTCTTGACCTTGCATGCTAGAGCTAATCTTAAAGCTAGCGTAAATGCCATCTTCTGCTTGGTTAAACTTTTGCATACGACCTATTGGCTTTTCTGGTCTGTGCTGCATTAACATTTTAACTTTGCCTGGATCTCCAATATCTATTGACCCTTTAGCAAAAACAACCTTACCAACGGAAGTATTACCTACTTCTTCAAATGGCACGATCTTGCCAGCAATAACTCTGCGCTCTGTATCGGCAGCTTCTATGTGGCTACTGAATGTAAGTTTCATCTTCTGTTTCTCTCCCGTTAGGTGTCATTTGTTCCATTTCTTTAGCATCTTCCACATCAATTAAACCTAAAGCCAACATTTTTTCTATTGCTTCTAGGCGCTTCATTGTGTCAGCTCTTAAAAACGATTCCTCGATTTTGAATTTTACGGAATGTCCTCTTGGTGTTACGTCATCTAAAGATAGCCTATCCTCAATCGCACAGATAAACGGCTGTAGCGAGTAGGCTACAAACTCTTTACGACCATCAATAATATTTTGATATGTCATTGAGTTGTTCATATCTGCGCTTATGTAATATGCAGGTACATTCATAGCACGTGCAATTTGTGTAGCTAAATATTGTTGTGCTTCGTTATACATCATATCTTTAGGACTAAATCCTGTAGTTTCGTAAGACAATGTAGATGTTAAATATGCTGTAGATCTATTTAAGCGACTTTGTTTCCATTGTGCTAATAATCCAGATACTTGCTGCTCTGGTAAATCTGCGCCAGTGTTTTTAATGTAACCACTTGGCATTGGTGTCTGTGCGGAAACGGCTGCGGCTTTTTCGATATCTAAAGCACTTTGTATTGTACGTGCAGCTGTAGTTAATACACCTTGTGTTAATCCTTGAAATGTGATAAGTGAACCAATGCCTGACATTGGCGCTCTAACTCCATCAACAAAATATTCTTCTACTTCTGTGCCAAACTTATTTGTTGTAAATGTAACTCTATTATTGGCAACCCATTCAAAACGTGATGGTCTTAAATCATCTGCATATAATTCTGTTACACGCCAATATGCAACACCATAAAATAAAAGACTATCGACAGTCCATGATATGGTGACGGATCTTGGTTGCCGATAGTCTGGTTGTTCGAGCCATAGAGGGTTCCCCAACTCCTCACCATTAGACTTTTTGTAAAGACCTAACGGCAAGTAGGAAACTACACCAGCTATAAGATTTCTGCAACGTGAAACCGCAGGTACTTGCATTGCTAAATTACGATCTAATCCACCAGGGAAATTACCAACACCCGTTGTAAATGAACCATAGCCATAAGCTGTGTCCATAATGGCAGGGGCGTATTGCGCTTGGACAGTTTCAGTTTTTTTGGTTATACCCAAAGCAGACAATAGACCCATATGTATATGTTATACCATAAAACGGACTAATGGTGCAAGTTAGACATAGATTTGTGCAGTTTGTTGAGGTTTTGTTAATTGACTTACAACCATAGCTAGTGATATCGCAGCGGTCACTTCTCCAGCTGATTTCCGCCTGATTATACGGAAGCCAAAATCTGAGGTTTTAGCTGCGCAATTATTTAAGTGTTGTACTAGATCTGTCTGACCTGAATGAACCATTGTGCCTTGTGCCAGAGCGTTAGCAAGGTCTGAGCACGCCTGATAGAATCTTTGACCGCTGCAGTCCTCTAATTTCCAGCCACTTTGTTCTAATTTAGTCGCAACAGTTTGCGTGGCATACTTGTCGAAAAGTATTAAATGTGGGTGATATTTTCTAGCCCATTCATTTATGTCGCTTGCCATTTTCATTTCATCTATGGCTATATCGCTATACCATAATTGGGCTAAACCTACAGCTATCTTTCCGTCTTTTAATTGGCCCATGACTAAAGCGCCAGAACGTCTAGTAGGTGCAATGTCAAAGGCCATTATAGTTTGTGGCCCGACAGGGATTTCTAATGTGCTATCACTACACGCTTCTATTGATCCATAAGCCCATGGGCTAACAGTTGAGTCTACCCACTGACAAAGCATTTCTGTACGAGTAGCTTCTATGCTATTGGTACTTACAGATTCTTCTAATGTTTCTTCAGTTATTAAATGACCTAATGCTGGGTTAGCCATTACCCAGGCTTTGCGATCATTAATTTTACAATGTTGCGGTGCTGACCATTCATAATAACCCAATGTTTTAGGTGGGTAGGATAATGAGCGTTCTCTTAAATCATTTAATACTGTACTAAACCCATCACCAGCGTTACTTGTCATTAAAGTCATTGATCCTGGCACAGCTCTAGTCACTGGTAATGCAGCTGTAAACGATTCTTCTGACCATTCACGTAATTCATCAAGATATAAAAATCCAGCGCTTTTGCCTCTAGGTGCGTCTCTAGTCGCTGCGGCAATTTCATACCTTGCACCATTTTTAAGTGTAATTGATTCTTGACCATTAGCCAAGCGTATCTGTCTTACCTGATCTTTTAGAAATGGGTTATCTTCTATTGTGTATGCAACGTTTCTAAATGTATCTAATGCCATATTTCGGTTAGAAGACATACCTAAAACGTTTTTAGTATTCCATAAGAACAGGTGTGCCAAAATAAGCATTCTGGCTAGATGAGTCTTGCCATTCTGTCTCGAAACGAGAATGAGTCCAGTCTTCTTGATGAACATACCATTTTCATCTATTGATAACAGGTCATCTAACACCCAGCGCTGCCAAGGTATAAGCGGCATATTTATTTTCTCAGCTAAATCGGCTACCTCTTGTGCTTTGCTTGTAACTTTTAATAACGGCGTGTGGATTCTAGGCTCGGTGCTGCCGATTAGCCCGACCCCTCGTTTATTTTGGCTAGGTTTGGTATCAATCTGCATCAAAATCCAACGTATCTGGTTTAGAAAAAGGTGAGTCTGGCACTGTCCTGGTGGTCTCAGGGAGAGAAGGTTTCAAAAAGACAGGGGGGGTCGCCTTGCTGTTAAAAAAACGCCCACCTTTACGGCTATTACACGACTTGCATAGGCTTTGCAGGTTATCTAGTGCCCATGTATCACCACCTTTTACACGTGGATATATATGATCAACAGATGTAGCTGGTGCACCGCAGTAGGTACAAATCCAGCCATCACGATCAAGTACAGTAATGCGTATCTTCTTCCATTTACCACTACCTAAAGCTTCTTTACTCAATGCCATCCTTTACTCTTAAAGTGATCTAATGCTTTACACATTGAACCATAACGATTCATGTTATATGCAATGCCCCACTCTACCTGCTTATATCCATCTACTTTACTAAGATACTTAGATCTACCTTGAGGTATACCATAATGACTACCATTCCTAGCTTTAGGATTCCATCTACTCTCTTTATGATATAACTCATCTAAACAGTAGAACTCTGTGAATGAATGATTTAATTGAATGAATGCATATTGTTTGTAATGCATAGGTTTATCTTTTGCAACGGAATAATCTTTTGAAAAGCAAAGGCTAAATGCAATTAGCAAAGAGGTCGCCCAAACTCTGCGCCTTCCGAGTCTAGCCGCTGGCGACTCAGCTTTTCGATTTAAGATCGAACGCTTTTTTAGGGTACCATACCTTGTCAAGTTAAGCAAGGATTTTGACATAAACGTAGATTCTGAAATCATCTGTGTCCACCCAATTCTCTGCATAGCCAATCTCAGGCATTGCTAACTTCAATCTCCACAAAGTATTCGCCCTCTGTGTAAATCGTATCTTTACGCACAATAGGTGCTTTGCGTAGATCCTCACCATGCAGCATTATTAAATGTGTGCGCTCACTGTTGAGTACAACAAATATGGCATTATCTGTCGCAAACTTTAATTTACGAGCTGGTATGTGCATACTCTTAAATGGGAAATTAGGCCCTTTCCAGTTGTGTTTGACCTCTACCTCACAGCTGTAATAATCACCTTCTGGATTCTTAAACAATAGATCTATGCCGTATTGATCAGGATTTACCCAAGCAGTGCAACCCTTACTTTCCAGCCACTTAATTACCAATTCTTTAGCGTTATCGTTGTCAGCGTATAACTCTAAGCTAAAAGGTTTAATCATGGCTTGCTGCCCCAACCCCTACCTTTTAACACAATACCTGGTGCTGAGTAGAGCCTATTCATAGCAATCTTGCATTTAGGACAATCCATACCAGGATCGTCTTCTTTATATGTGCGATAAACAGATCCATACGTGCCACATTCTCTACAGCTGTATTCATAATTAGGCATTACTTTGCTCCAATCAACTGGCAAGTGTGGCATACCACGGATATGAACTTCCACATACCACACTTATCACATCTGGATATGTCTGAGTCAGGCACATCCAAAGCTTCAGCTACATTCTTGACCCCAGTGCAACCGCAGCTCATACATTGATATGCTTTGTAACCTTCACCCACATCAATGCTGTCAAGCCACAAAAACTCTGTAGGGCGTTTGCAGCCATTACATTTAAACTTAGTCACGATTGATCAACTCATGGCATCTAAAACATGTGCCATCCTTAAACACTCGATCATCATCACAAACTTCACATTTGATAACAGATTGCTCTAAATGCACCCCATTATCATCCATGACAACATGAACCCCACGACCATTGATAAACGCTATGTAGCCCATAGTTACTCCAATTCTTCCCAAAACGATTTATAGCAGCGTGTACACCATTGAAAATCAGCATATTCACGTGTATGCCCTAAAACTGGGCAAACTAAATACTCCAATACATTCCAATAGATAATCCTGATTTTTTCAGTAATCATTCTTTATCCTTTGGAAAGTACCAAGCGCCTGTGCTGGTTTGTTTAGCCCAAATATTGTGCTCTTTGATGTTATCTAAACATGTATAACCATAATAAGGCTTTTTAGTCGTTTTACTTAGACCTTTCTTTAATGCCATACCTTTAGCACAGCCACACTCAGGTGGTGGATTAGGTGCTTCTGGCACAGCTGTAGTCCAATCGGTTTCGCCCCACTGCACTGGATCTTCTAATTTGTTTTCGACTGTAAAAACTGCTCCACTTGAAGTATTAGCAACTCGTTGCATCTCTGTTCGGCTAGGTCTTGCACCTTTTTTCGAATAGATGTAATTTGCCAAAGCCCTGCCAATTGCGCTGCTCTCTGCAAGTTCACAAGCAAACTTATTAAAGCTCGAACCAGTGCGTATTTCCGACGCCCAACCAGTCGCAACTGGAATCGCATCAGCTGTAGTTCTGTATAAGCGAGCCACAAACACAAATTCATCTGGATTAGCATTTGGCCGATTGATAAGCTCAGTTTGAATTGCCCCATCTTCGTTATCCTTCCACCACTTTTCTAATCGTTCTTCGACTGTTTCATAATTGCTTAGATCAAATGCCATTAATCTTTCCAATCAAACTCGGAGTCTTGCTCTGCTTCGAGCACTGTCCTATAGATAGCACCATAGGCGATAAAGTCTTTAACTGAATCGTAGTGATCTGGAGATTCAGTAAGCCTAGAAACCTTGACCAGCGCCATACATAAAGCAGCTTGGTGTGCTGTGATTGGGTGATCAAGATATGCAGACCACAATCCTGCGATTCTTTGGTGGTTGTAGTATGGGTGTCCATAGACACTTCCACGCTGCTGGATCGTAGTAATGACTTCATTAAACAAATCCTCATTTTTTGTCATAATCGAATACAGTCCTTGATCTTAGTTTCTCGATCTTCTGATTGTGTTCAATAGATGCTTTCCAGCCAGCTGATCTGCCAACCCAATAGCCACGTTCAAACGCTCTACTTTGTATCTTCCAATAAGCCAGTACTAATACTGCTAGACCTAGCATGATCCAAAAAAATAAAAGACCATCCTGTCTAGCTTCTAGCCATATATTATTCATTTGTAGCCCTACCTTCTATGCACACGATTTGTGGCATGTCAATAGTGTGGCACTTGTGTATGACTTTGTGGATGATTTAAGGCCTATTTTTGATAACGATTTAATAACGTTATTTGTAGAGTTTGCCCTCAAATATAAAGCTGCCGTCTGCATTAATAGGAATGGTTATTACCTGGACTTTACGCTCATGCACATAGGCAACGGCAAAGCCTTGCTGCCAGTTAGCATAACCCCTTGTATACGCCATGCCTGAACTGCTTAAATCTACTAAATTGCCAACCTCAACGCCCCATACAGTACGCCCTAATTGGCCTCTGGAAGCCTCTGTAAAGGCCGATACCCCTAGTCTATGGGTGTGACCACAGACAACACTCTTACCAAGCCTTCTAGCCCCGTTTAAGGCCGTTTGTCCAGGCACTTGACTAAGAGGGAAAGCATCTCCATGAACGGCTGTCCAGCCTGGCGCCCAGTCAAGCCCGAAAGGACTGAACTTGATTCCAAGCTTGTCATATCCCATAAAACGCTCATACTGCATTTCGGGTAAGTTGAGGAATGATGGTAGTCGTTTTTTGATTGATCGATAAAGTCTGATTCCATGATTGCTTCCTAATACATCTGTTACGCTTAAGTAACTTAATACTTCTTGTGTTTGTTTTCTATCGTCATTTATGTTGCCAACCATCTCATCAATAGTGCCGGCATTAAAACCACCTAGCTGTGGTAGATCAATTTCATCACCAATGCAAATAGTCCTATGTGGATTCCATTTAGCTAAAAAGCGGCCTACTGACTTGACAGATTTTTCATTAAAAAAAGGGACTTGCAGATCTGATACAAACGCTATGCGCTTAATCGTCTTCCTCATAATCATCTAGGGGATCTTTTATTGGATCTGTAGTATCAACTATCCAATCTGGATAACTTGTACGATCCATAGCAAAAGCCAAAGCCGTAGATTCATCCATGCCATTTTTACGGCAAGCCTTATATACCTCATTGGCTGCAATAGCCCAATAATCTAACTTAGTTAAGACAGGCTCTTTAGTAGTCCTGCGCTTACGCACCATCTTCTTTGGTTTGCGTTTAGTAGCCATGTTGAAATTATGACTTACTTATGATAATGAACAGCTCATCAACACGCTGTTCTAATCGAGAACTTCTTTCGTCAATCCTATCAACAGCATCTTTTATCGAACTGCCACTATTCGGACGAAGCTCATTTAGCCAACCTTTAACTAAGAAGCGTAGCCCTATGAGACCGCCTGATAGCACGGCGATAACGCCAGCGCCAAAGCCAGCCCAATCTCCCACTGTCATTTCGCATCTGCACCGAGGCCATAAGCCGTATCGGATTTGTCTAAAGCCCTAGCCGCTGGACCAGCTAATGCTGCAACTACTACAGACAGTGCTGGATCTAAACCTAATTCATTACTTGCTAAAAATGTTAAGAAAGATACTAATACCGAACGTGCATAGGATTTCAGTATTGCTTTTTGCTTCTTGGTTATTTTCATATTTTGCCCCCTAGTAGTGGTATATCGAACGGCTTAGAATCTGTATCGCCTGCTTTAGTAAATGAACAATGTATGTGTGACTTGTGAGGGTTTATACCCCTATAGCGCCGCCACTTAAATCCGAACCTTCTTGATGCAATAAAGCCATTATGGATTACGTAAGATATGCGCTTATCGGTTTTAGCACAGATTCTGATCTGGTCAGCCAGATATATCGAGAGCTGCTTGGATGAATCCAAACGACTATCAATATCAATGGCTCGGACGATCCCAGATTTGTCTGGATTATGATCCGATCTGGTGGTGGAATGACGAGCATCACCAATCCACCCATCACTGGTAGTGCGGCGATCTGGATACCAGGTATCAACCTGATCTCTTAACTGCACCCCAGCTGCACATAATTTAGGCTTCATTAGCCAAGTAACAATTTTAATTCGTCGGCGGCTAAACCAAGACGATCTGCTATTGCTTGACGTGCTGTTTCTTTTGCTTCGGCTTCGGCATTTAATTGCGCTGCCTTTTCCTCTACTTGTTTAATTACCGCTTCTCGTTCCTTTTTTTCTTGAGCAGTTTCTTCACGCTCGATGATGGTTTCTTCACCTGTAATTGCATCAAAATTGATAATTGTTTTTTTCATTTATGCACCATATATTCTATATTGACCTGCGGAAAAGTTTTGGCTTCCTGCTTCATCTATTGCTAAACTTGATATTGCAGCACTACTTTCAAAAACTCCATTTTGGAAAATAGAATACATAAGTGTAGCATTGAAAAAATAAAACGCCTGTATTGTATATTCTGTAAATCCAGTATTTTTACAATTTGTTAAAGTTACAATATAAGAGTTTGTGCTGTTACCGCCAAAATTAGCACCAACATTTGTATCATTTAATTCAATTGATGTTTTTAATGTGGATTGCAAGCGCCCTATCGTTGTTGCAGAAGATGGCGAGATCCAACCACCTGTTTGCCTATAAACTGAACTAGAACTGCCATTTAATCTTACTCTCAAAGTGGATGCACTTGAAAAACTAACTCCATTAAGAAACAGAGTTAAAGTTGTATAACTACTTAATGAAGAAACACTCAAACTAGATCCACTAAAACTTCCGCTTGTAATCTCTGCTAAATTACCAGCACCGCCTGAAGGTGCAGCCCATTTTAATCCAGTGGCCGTACTTGAATCCGCAGTGAGGACTGTTGCATCTGCGCCAACTGCGATACGACTAAAAGTATCTGCGCCAGTACCCGCAACTAAATCACCTTTAGCATCAATAGCTGTAGCCATAGAGTTTGTAATTGTTACTGTTCCAGAAGTACCACCACCTGAAATACCTACACCAGCTGTTACGCCTTCAATGTCTCCAGTAGCACCAGAAGCCACCCATGTTGCGCCGTCGTAATACCATAGAGAATTATTATCTTTAGTAAATGCAAAGTTACCTTCTTGTGGAGAAGTTACGGCTGCATCTCTAGCTGTTGCATTAGCAAACACCCAGATACCTTGCATTAAATAACCATCTACGTCGGCGGCAGTTAATACCTCGCCTGTAGTAAAATCCTTAAACCCTAAACCAGCTGCCATCTTTACTCCTTAGTAACTTAGGACATTATAGCCCAAAGTACCATAAATGCTATTATTTAGGATAAATGCATCTATGACTGGCTCTAGTGTCGTGAACGTAGTTTTCCAACTATTCGGGGTAATTGCCATTCGCACCCCAAAAATCTGTAAAGTCTTTTCTAAAAGCGATCCGCCAGGCTGTGTAGTCTTGACTGTAATTGGATCAAAAAAGTCTAGGCCTAAAGCTGCAAGTATGCCTAAATTGTAGTTATCGGTATATAGATCCAAAACTATGGCATCTACACGTATTGAAGTTTCTTGCCTAGAGGCCACATAAGCCTGGGCATAATCCAGAGCTACGGCATCTGATTCCATAAGCAGGTTATCTAAAAAATAACTATGCAAAAAGTATTTATCTATGCTAGCTTGATTTAGGGCTACTTGTGGGCTGCCACCAGCTCTAGTAATTGTAGCTTTGTTAAACACTAATACGTCATTTAATATCCAGGTAGCATCAAAGTAATCTATACCTGATCCATCATCTGCAAACACTGTAGGTGTGCCACCAATAGATCCAGCCGTAACGCCTCTATCTTGAAATACAAAGTTATTATCGGCATCCACATAAATAGCGCCATACTCTGATTCTGACACTGTAAACAAAGCTTGTAATGCTGTGCGGTTTGTGCCTGGATCTGCTTGTAATGTAGTTAAACCTGCATCAATATCACGCTGTGATGCTGGCCAATCAATTTCGTCTAATATCTTATTAACTCTAGTGCCAGATAATTGCCCTGCTGTAGCGCCAGTAACTGTAGATATTTGTGCTAACTGGGCTAATCTAAAAGCATCTACAGCTTGAATAGTAGTCATGGCTAAATCTGCTTCTGATTCATCTGGGTAAGTCGTAACGTAGCTTGTAATAAATCCTGAAAATATAGGATAAGTTACTGAGCCGTAAGTAGCAGTAATTTGTACTTTCTTCATGGGTGTTAATAAATTGTAATAAGGCCCTGATACATTCTGTGGGTTAAAGTCGCCATTTTGATCTACTATTCGTAAAGTCATTGAACCAGTTTGAAATTGATCGCTAAGTGCAGTACGTCCTCTATTGGTTTCAATACGATTAACCCTATTAGATACATCAACAATTACAGCTGTGGCATCTCCCAAAATGTTCACATCTAGTTTGCCTTCATCTAAAATAAGTGTTTGAGCAAAACTAGGGCCAGTACTAAAGTTTATTACAGCATTTATTACTGGTACTGTCATACGATAAATCCAGCTGGTACTGTGCTATATCCAGATCTGTTTGCTATTTGAATACTCTCGGCAATAGCTTGGCTTAACCTATCGCTATTAGCATCTACTGTGACTCGGATTTCTGTAGGTACTTGGCTAGAAGTTTGTTGAGCTACAAACTCCCCAATGCGAGCGTTTAATTCTCTTGTAGTTTCCATACCCAGGTTATATTCGAAGGCTTTAATCTGCTCATTTTTTGCCCTAACCTCTGCTAATGCATAATCGTATGTAGCGCCACCGCCAGCGCCACCTGTGTTCATTGTGCCACCAAGTTTCATAATCATTGCGGCAATTCTGGCGTTAAGAGATCTAATAGATTCTAAAGCCTGGTCAAAGGTAGTTACTTGGCCTTCAATAAACTTATTGATTTTATCCGTCATTGACCTAATAGCTTCTAATGCTATATTAAACTTTTTAGCAAACTCTTGGGCAGCCTCGGCAGCATCAAGTTCAGCTATTGCTTTTTTAGCCAATGCTTCATCATTTTTGTTTATAGCAATTAAAGCGTTTAATCTAGCTTTAGTTTCGGCATCTGCGGCTTCACCTAATGCTTTTTGTAAACCGATTAACTCTAAATCAAACTTTTCTTTTAACTTGTCTAACTCTGTTTTTTTCTTTAAGACTTCGTATTCTTCTTTGCGCTTACCTGTAGATAAAGAAATGATCCTAGCCTCTAAACGTCTATTTAGAATACGTGCCTTTGCCAGGGTAGAGCTTTCTTCTGGGCTTAATTTTCTAGCACTTGTAGCAGCGCCAAGCACGGCACTTCCACCAACAATAGTAAATGCAGCCGCTACAGCCTTAGGGCTTTTGCTGGCAATGGCTATGGCTATCAAACCAGCCTTAAATGTTGGGTTACTTACTAAGTCAGTAAAGCCTTTAGTTAATTTTGCTATTTCTCTAATTGCATAAGCTATATTGTCGCCTAGATTTTCAAAGTCTGTAGCAAGGTTAGATACTGATTGATCTTTACTTAATATAGTTAAAGCATCAACTAATCCTCTACCGATAGATTTAGTAGCTTCGTCTGCGCCTTTTTTAAGCACATCCATTTTGCCTGTATAAGTATCTAATCTAGCGGCGGCTTGCCCCTTAAATCTTTCTTCAAGTGCAAGCATAATTTTATTCATGTCGCCAGTTTTAATTATGTTTGCATCTATACCTGTGTTTAATCCATCTATTGCTTTAGTTTTTCCTCTAATACCTGCCGCTAAAGCATTAACTACTGTGTCTAAACTTTCACCAGTGCCGGCACTTATGTTTAATGCAGCTTCTAAAGTTCTTTGTGATAAGCCTACAGATTTTGTTAGGTTAAGAAATGTTTGAAATGGCTTGCGTAAATCAGTTAATATGGCATAAGTTTTTTCTAAAGACTGTATATAGTTTTCTACTTCTCTAACTCTAAATGCATTGCCAGTATTCTCTAACTGCAACTGCAATGACTTAGCTGCGGCCTCATCCTCGGCAAATACTCTAACTGCTTTTTTACCAAATGCTACTAATGCTGCGCCACTAAATGCAACGCCAAAAGTACGTGCAAAACTTTTAACACGTTTTTCAAATACGTTTACATCTTGCTGGGCTTTTTTAAGCGCCTTACCATTCCAGGTTGCGAGGGCGGATACGACTACATTGGCCACTATGCCACCTTCTTCAATTCTGTTTTGTCATTAAAGTAATCAGCGCCTGCTTTTACTGCATCTACAATAGCTTCATAGATTCTAGGACTATCTTTTGCCCAAGCCCTGTAAATTAAGCGGCCTTGTCCTTTTTTGCCAGCGCTTCTAACATCTTTAATCTTTGGCTGTTTAGTAAGTTCTGGTAGATCGGTTACGAATTGATAACCTGCAAATGGGTTATTAGAATTATAGGCACTTCTCGCTCTACTCTTACGTCTAGCTGTGCCAGCTTGCTTATATGCCATTGTGCCGCCACCTTCATTTACAGATGTGAATGGCGCTCTACCTTGTGGGTTTAATCGACCTGCGGTTTCATAAATACGGCCAGCTGCGCTAACGTTGTAAACGTAATTCTCTACTTGAAAACCATTTTTGAATCTTCTGTTTTGACCTTCTTTGTAACCTATGCCGCCCTTAACTGTATTAGCATCATATTTTGGAAATGGTCGATAATCTATATTTGAGGATATTGGTTTAGACCAGCCAGACAACACTTCTGCATTACTTGGTACATAGCCTTTAGCGGTAGCTTCTACCTGGCGCATTAATGGAGTAATAGCAGTTTTAATGCGAGCATAAAGATCTTCGTCGATAAAGCTAAGGCCTTTCATAACCTCTTTAACGCCTACGACCTCGGCTGGCATTTTTACTCTCCTTAGCTCTATCAGTCAATACTTGAATAATTGCCCGATACATTTCCGAATCCATGTTAATAAACTCGCTAGGCGGTATTCCAGTTTCTACGGAAATCTGAGCAATGCCGTAAAGGATAGAATCCCGCTGTGTTATTTTTTTTCTTCGTCTAATACCTCGACAGTTTCTAGGCTGTC